TCATACTGCTTTTTTACCAACAACGATCCACTCTTTGCCGCGGTCATCATTGTATATGTCAGTCATTTTCATTGTTTTGTGGCCCAATAGTTTCTGAGTGTCTATTCCTTGCTCACGATACAATCGCTCTGAAAGAGACCTCTGTTCATGGAAAGTCGGTGCTGTTCCTTCTTCCCAGGTAAGACCGCTTTTATCCCGTGCTTTCTTGAACGTTGAAGTAAGTGTTTTGGCTGACACTTGGTCACCACGACTAGCCTGTGAGGTGCTATGGCGAAAATGAACAAGATATTTACTCACCACAGCATCTCTACATTTTGAAATAACATCACTCAGAGTAATATTTAACGCCTCATTTCTGAGAGAAAGGGGAATGGCTAAACGAGTTCCTGTTTTCTCCTGCTCAATATGCAGCATATCATCCCATACATCCGAAAACTTCATATTGCAAATATCCCCGAGGCGTTGCCCTGTTACAATGGCAAGCAACATTCCACATTGCAAATAAGATTGTTGTTGTTCGGCGGATGTATAAATAGCCTCCCATTCCTCCAGAGACAGCCTTTGTCTGCTTATCTTATTTCGTGGCTGTTTCGTTGCTTGGGCAGGGTTGTATCCTGGAGGAACGTGACCAGCATGTTGAGCCTCTTTAAAAACATCTATTAGTACCATGCGTACAACTTGAGCCATCCTGTTATGACCCTCTGCCTTAACAGCATCTGTTATTTTGGAAATATCAAGTGCTGTTATATCTTTTAGATATTGCATACCACAATGCTCACGAAAAAGACGGATTGGTTTAGCTTTCTGTCGAAAAGAGTTTGGGCGCAGTTCGTTGTGTTTCAATCTTTCCTCCTGCACCAATTCATATTTGTCGAGCCATGAAGAAACTGTAATATCCGTGCGGTTTCCTTTCATGCGAGCCAGACGCTCGTTAATACCAAGGATCTGCCTAGTGCGCTGCTCTGCAATAATCGTATTAGCTTCACTTGCCACCTGCTTTGCTTCAGCTTCGTCCGTGCCGAGGCTATGAAAACGACCAGAGATAGGGTGTTTGTATTGCCAGTAAACCTTTCCGGTACGTTTATCAAGTTTGCAATATAGGTTTGGAATAGTGATTTTATGGGTACGCGGTCTAGCTGCCATCGCTAATTATCCGTCTCAGTTTTGGGTTAACATTTATTGGAAGTTGAGGTTCAGCAACTACACCTATAAAACGAGCCTCTTTGTCAACCATCCAGCGCCGCCCGACTCTCATCGGTGGTGGTGCTATCATCTGGCCTTTAGCATATTTTTTTAATACTCGCTCGCTAGGGGCTTCACTACCGAATTCATCTTTTGCCCATTCGAGTAAAGAGACCATACGTGACATTTCTTCTCCATATACCGGCTGCAACCGGCTTAACTTCTACGATACGTACAAGATGAGCATCCTCCACGAATGCCGTCATTACATTTTTTACATAGCTCGTGGTCTGCCTCTCCTGTAATTGCTACGTAAGTTTGAACTGGAACCAACACTGGCATAGGAACGGCCAGGACATGGTGGCGAAGTGTTGACACTTCATCGGCTAATTCCATTAACCGCGAATGAAGGTCTTTTGCCTCCGCCTTATACCAAGCTAAATCATCGCGCATGCGCCGCCAGCGACGACGCTTTAATTTGCTGGTCATAGATCAGCACCACATCTCCCGCAGCGCTCTTGGCCGCTCATGTCGTAGTAGGTAGCACCATCGTGCTTGCAGTCTGTCCATTCAGACAGATCATACTCTAGCTCCTCGATACGCTGCTGCGCCTTCTCCAGCGCCTCTATGAGCTGATCCGTGTAATGCTCAACTTCAACAGCCGTTTGCCGCAATTCGTCGTTAGATGCATAGGCAATGAGCCTGGATAAACGGTGAATATTTGCGTTTTTTTGTACGCTAGTAAGCTCGGTGATATCAGTCATGGCTGGCCTCCTCGAACAACACATCACCCTCAATCCCACCGACCTGATAAACGATCGAACCATCTTCACGATATTCCATTCGTGCAGCGCTCCAACCTTCGCCATTAGGATCGTCATCGTCGCCAACTTGAACAAAACCGCCAGCAACTACACGGGCCGGATACATTTCACCTTCAGTCCAGTATCCCTCTGTGTCTTTGATGCATTTAATTTTCATACCGCAGCTCCCTTCACGAAGATGATCCAGTGGGTTTTATCGTTCTTCCCGGTGCGCTGGCCGATCGCCGGTTTCTCGTCTGTTAAAGCTATAATTTGGCTAACGGGGATTTGGGTTTCATTCCATTTGAATATGAGCACACCGTGTGGCCGCAGTACGCGAAACGCCTCTTTGAATCCTGCGCGAATGTCGGCACGCCATGTTTTTTTGTTCAGGCGACCGTATTTCTTACCCATCCAGGCGTTTTCGCCAACTCGTTCAAGATGCGGCGGGTCAAACACGACAATGAAGAAAGAGGCGTCAGCGAACGGCAGCGCACGGAAGTCGGCGATAATGTCCGGGCTGATAACTAGGCTGCGCCCGTCGCACAGGGTGTGCTGCTCGGAGCGAATGTCGGCGAACACTGCACGCGGGTCCTGTTTGTCGAACCAGAACATGCGGGAGCCACAGCACAAGTCAAGAATGGTTTGCTCAGTCATTCCAACACTCCAATTCGTTCTCGATCTCTTCGTCGATTTCATCAGTAGTTGCGTGGTGGTTTAGGTAATCCAGCGCCTCTTTATGGTATTGGTTGCGACGTTCGCTGTACCAGGATGCAAATTCTGGCGACCAGCCGTGCGCGACGCCGTCATAATCAACTTTGGCGTTTTGTGATGCCATCTGCTCAACCATGCAGTCTGCTGTTGTGAGAGCGCAGCTGCGGATATAACCGCGCAGGTCGCGCTTGCGCCAGACCATGCTATATTTCGAGTCGCAGCGGCGTTTAAATTCAACTTTCCAGCGCCGAATGCAGCGAGATTTAAGTGATTTGCTCATGCTGTCCACCATTCAATAAACATGCAGATAACAACGGTTACTAAGGCAATCAGCGCCCAGCAGATCACATCGAACAGGGCGGCGAACCGACGCAGGGTGTATTTGCTGTAATTCTCATGATCAATATTCATACCGCCTCCCCAAGCACCCAACGCAGTGCGTTTGCATACTCACCCTCGGCAGTTTCCAGGGCTTTAGTAATTTCTTTGCGGGTTTTCAGGCGCGGCTTTGCATCACCGAGTATCTGACGCTGACGCCGGCCTTTTTCATGGCCGGTTGTGCCAGCAGTTGCTGCTTCTATTTCAGAGACCTTCTCCCGTTGCTCTTCGGGTTTAAGCGATGCCAGCTGACGCGCCTGGGTAACGGTGACAGTTCCAGACTCCACTGCATCGCGAACAGCCTGGGTGGCATCCAGCAGTGACAGCGTTGCGCGTACGGTCTGGACACTCACGCCAAACATCAGCGATAAATCGTCTTCGTCGTGCCCGCGCTCCAGCGCATCAGCCATTTTCTTTGCTCGGCCCAGTGGCGTATCTGCCTGGCGGATTTCGTTAGCACTTACCATCGCCTGCGCCATGCGAATGGCGGAGCCACGTTTAGCGACTGCCGGAACCAGTAACGGTTCTTTACCCTCTTTCAACAGCCGCTTGTTAGCTTCCAGTGTATGGCGCACACGCTGGCGACCATCAACTACACAAGACAGCCCTGTCTCCGGGTCTTTCCAGACGATAATCGGCTCAAGAACGCCCTGGTCCATGATGTTCAGCACCATTGCCTCGCTGATAGGCAGCTGGATGCGCTCATCGTAAAGCGGGTGCGTTTTGTCGGTAACCAGGTGCAGGTTTTCAGGTTCGAACGTCAAAACGTTCGTTTTGCCACTCGCGCCATATACCAGCTTTGAGTCTTTAGCCATCAGAGAGCCTCCACGTTACGGAAGCTGGTGGGGCAAATTGCTTTCAAATCGCGCATTGCTTCGAGGACATGCAGATTTATGCGTTTCTTGGTATATCGCTCAGTAATACGATCACACTCCTTCGCCCAGGATTTGACCTCTGCGAGAAGGGCGTCACGTTCGGTGCGTGTCTGGCGCAGAGCTACATTCGAAACATCGAGGACGGTAGCCAGTTCCTTGATGATTGCTGCCTGTTCTGGTGGCATAGTTTTGGCTATTTCGTACGCCTGTTTAATCAGTTGTTTTGCTGTCTTAGCCATCTTTTGTTCTCCATCTGACGCGCTGCAACGCGTAAATTTAGGGTGCAGCAACCCAACCCATGAGAGTGGGTGAATAGCTGGTTAAAATTTCTTGCTGATGGGGAGCCGCCACTGCAATGGCGGCACGTTAGTTCTCCACACAACTGGAAGCGCACTCCTTCAGTTACAAACCGATCCCCACCGGAAGAAGGGGAATGCGCTTCCATGTTGTGTTCTGTTCATCCTTGTCCGTAAGTTGCGTCATGTGCCGACGAGAAGAAGATAACCATAAATTGCGAGTAACGCAATAGTTGTGTGCGTAAAGCGCAAATTCAAGGCGAAAAAAAAGGCCTCGAATGAGGCCTAGTTTATGATGATGAATGCTATCCATGCCGTTTAAAGGACTGAGACTGGCTTATTAAAACCTTTCCATAGATATAGAATCTGTGCTCATTCTCTTTAGTTATATTCCATTCTCTATAACGAGGGTTATCAGAGATGACTAGCAGTTGGTCTGGTATCATCTGCAGGCGTTTAACATAAACTTTTCCATCAAAACCAAAGACGTAAATCCCATCCCCATCGAACTCATTGATAGTTACGTCCACAAAGATTAGGTCGCCAGGCTCAATCGTTGAGGCCATGCTATCACCGCGAACGTTGATGACCTTTACTCCAGATGGAGTCCTGCCACCAAACATTGCCAATGCCTGATCATTGCTGAACTCGATAGCATGAATGACATCTATGACGTCGCTACCGTGTATATGTCCTGCCCCGGCGCTTGCGCTCACATCAAGTACCTCGACTCTGTATACATCTACTTTCTTTACGAGAGATGCATATTTTTCACTGTTTATATGTACAGTAGTATCATTTTCGTCAGAGGTAAATAGGTCAGGTACACTTACGCTTAAAGCTTGAGCAAGTCGGTTAAGTGTCTGTTCTGAAAACTGCTTTTGTTTACCAGTTTCAAGCCTGGAAATATTGGCAGCATCAACGCCCACAGCTTCTGCAAGCTCTGCGATTTTAATGTTCTTCGCTAAGCGAAGTTGTCGTATGCGAGATCCTATTTTCATTCACTCATTACATGTTTTTTTTGCGTTTCGTGCAAAGCAACTTGCGCAATTCGCCAGCGCGGAATAACATGCGTAGTACGCAAAAATAGGAGGAATTATGCAATCACCATTAAGAAAATTGCGAAAATCGCATGGCATGACCTTATTGCACGTTGCAACCGGGGTACAGGTAGATCCTGCAACGTTGAGCCGCATTGAAAGATGCGAGCAAGTCCCATCTGTCGAACTGGCCGAGAGATTAGCCAAGTTCTTTAGAGGAGAAATAAGCGAATTACACATTTTGTACCCAAGTCGCTATCAAACAGATGACGTACCAAGTGCAAATAATCGTACTGCTTAAGCGGTTATTCGATAACTACAAAAGGAAAATCAATATGGTAGAGCCAAACCTCAAAGAAGTCGTAAAGGCGATGTGCAAAGCATACCAAGGCGGCCGCGAAGCAATGGCTGGCGCGCTGGGGATGTCTGTCACCCAATTCAATAACAACCTCTACGAGAAGAACGGCTGTCGTTTCTTCGAAGTCAGCGAGCTGGAAGCGATGGAAGACATTTCCAACACGTCGCTACTGGCAGACTACTTCGCCCGCCGTCGTGGCGCCCTGCTGGTGGATGTGCCGCACCTGGAAGAACTCGATCGTGTGGACCTGTTTAGTCGTGCAATGCGTACCTCTGCCGCCAGGGGACAGGTTGATCAGATTATCGAACAGGCACTTGAGGATGGGGTAATCGAAAGACATGAAGCTGAAGAAATCATGGTGCATCACCGCCGCCACCTGGCTGCGCGTGAAGAAGAGATCGCGGCAATTATCACGTTGTTTGCACGCAAAAAGAAGTGACGCCAGCGAGTTGCAGCTCCTGGCGTCGTGGCGTGTCGTTATCAGTGGAGATTACTAACGCATGAACAGTTTACCAACACAGTACCGCAGGTCGCAACTTGTGGCGCGTCCGGTTCCTGGTGGAGCAGGGCCGGTGCAGTTCGTGTATGGGGTAAGAGTACCAGGCGGATTCGAACCTGTCTGCTACCAGTTTGCTCAGTGGGTGGTAGGGGACTTTAACGGTCAGGCGGAGAAAGTATGCGAGAGCTCAACCGATGGTTCAGAGATCACTACGGCGTCCCGGTCAGGGTCATACGCTGGGAACCCCAGACACAGCGCGTTATATACCTTCGCGAAGGGTATAAGCACGAGTGTTTCAGCCCCCTCGAGCAGTTCAGACGAAAATTCAGGGAAATAGAGGGGTCTTATGAGCCTGTTAATGCCATCAAGGCCGATAGTCATCAATCCTGACCTTGCGTACAGCATCGGCCTGAATGAAGCCATTGCTCTGCAGCAGGTTAATTACTGGCTGCAGGAAACTAACTCAGGGCTGGAGCGTGACGGCGTTCGCTGGATCTACAACACAACAGAGCAATGGCTGGAGCAATTCCCGTTCTGGTCTGAATCCACTCTGAAGCGCACCTTCACCCGGCTGAAGAGCCTGGGCGTGCTTAAAGTTGAGCAGCTGAACAAGTCCCAGCGCGACATGACGAACTATTACACGATCAACTACGAGAGCGCGCTTTTAGATGAGGTCAAAGTGACCAAATCGAAGAAGTCAAAATGCACCGTTCCATCAGGTCAAAATGACACGATGGAAGAGGTCATTGTGAAACGCTCCACCGGGTCAAAACGAACCGCTGTCATCAGGTCAAATTGGCACGATGATCTTACAGAGAATACAACAGAGAGTACTACAGAGATTACAGGTAAAGACTCTTGTCCGGTTGCGCTGCAACCAGACCAGACCGATCCGGCATATCTCGTTCTGGATCATTTCAATCGGGTAACCAACTCGACCTATGGCAAGGGGGGTCGAACCAAAACGACGCTGGGTTATATCCGGGGACGCCTGGCTGAAGATTACAGCCCTGAAGACCTGATGCTGGTGGTTGACTACCTGAACGCGAAATGGGCTCAGGATCCGAAGATGAGCGACTACCTGCGGCCCAAAACGCTGTTTGCTCCCGAGAACTGCGTCGAGTATTTCGACAAGGCCAAAAAATGGGAGGCCGCCGGACGCCCAGCCTGGACTGGCGGCAAGTGGGTTAAACAAGACACGGCGTTCAAGTCCAGTTATTCCGACGTTGATTATTCAGTGCCAGCGGGGTTCCGTTCATGAGCAAGCCATTTCTGAAATGGGCTGGTGGAAAGTATACCCAGCTGGCTGACCTGTTCGTGCACATCCCGGCAGGGAAACGTCTGATAGAGCCATTCGTTGGTGGTGGGGCGGTATTCCTGAACAGCGATAAGCACGCAGATTACCTGCTGGCGGACGTTAACCCGGACCTGATTAATCTGTATCAGATGTTAGCGGTGGTGCCGGATGAAGTGGAATTAAAGGCCCGCTGGATGTTTGAGCACATGCGGTCACCAGATGGCTATGAGCTGATCCGTTCCGAGTTCAACGCTCAGACGCTGGATGCTACTGAACGCGCAGCTGCATTCCTGTATCTCAACCGGCACTGCTTCAATGGCCTGATGCGCTACAACCAGGCGAACAAGTTCAATGTGGGCTGGGGAGGCTACAAGGCCCCGTATTACCCGATGGATGAGATGAAAGCCTTCGCGGCTATGGCGCATAACTGCGTATTCATGACCGCTGACTATCGCCGGACAATCAGCCTGGCCGGGAAAGGGGATGTGGTTTACTGCGATCCGCCTTACGAACCGATGCCGGGAACAACCGGATTCACCGCCTACGCCGCTGGTGGTTTTAACTGGGAGAACCAGGTAGACCTGGCGAAGCAATGCGTATCAGCCTTTCACCGTGGGGCTCGGGTAGTGATATCTAACTCATCTGCACCCAAGGTTCTCGACCTGTACCGGGAGCATGGTTTTAACCTGCAATTCATCAATGCGCGCCGTTCGATCTCCTGCAAAAGCAGTACGCGGGAAGTCGCAAAAGACGTTGTAGCGATCCTTTAAGGGGGCTAAATGAAACTGACTTTACCATTTCCACCGAGCGTAAATAGTTACTGGCGCGCCCCGAGCAAGGGACCGCTGAAAGGCAGGCATCTGGTAAGCGAGACAGGGCGCAAGTTCCAGCTGGCAGCGAGAGCGGCGATTATTGAGCAACTGCGAGCCGTTCCCCGGCCATCCTCTGATCTGGCTGAGGTTCACATTGTGTTGTATCCGCCGGATCAGCGCCGTCGGGATATCGATAACTACAACAAAGCGCTGTTCGATGCCCTGACCCTAACCGGCGTCTGGGAGGATGACAGTCAGGTTAAGCGCATGCTGGTGGAGTGGGGGAACATCGTGAAGAAAGGGAAAGTAGAAATCACCATCCGACGTTTTCGTGCAGTTGCCTGACGTGGAGATGATATGAGAGCACTACTAACTCCTGAGATTGCCCCACGCATGGGCGTTGTTCTTCTTCGCCCAGGTGCTGATCTCATGCCGATGTTCAGGAGAGGGCGGGTACTGATTGAGCCTGCACCGGAAAAATACAGCGACTATGCAACCGGCGTCATCCCTCCAGCCACGCAGCCACTGGCAGAAGACCCGGTTTTGAAACCAGTATTCGAAAACAAAGACGTCATTCTGCGCGCGGGTGGTATCAGCTCGCTGGAGGCCGAGCTGGAGCGTCGTTTTGAATGCCAGTATCCGCACGGCTCGTGGCACAGCGAAAATTTTACGCTGTTCCGGCATGAGCCTGGCAGCATCCGCCTTTGCTGGGCCTGCGATAACCTGGTACGTGATCAGTACACAGAGACGCTGGCAGGCATTGCGCGTGAGAACCTGGTATCCTGGCTGATAACGGTCATCCGCTCACAGCTGGGGTTCAACGAAGACCATCAACTGACGATCCCCGAGTTGTGCTGGTGGCTGGTAATAAACAATCTGGCGCACGTCATCCCTGAACCGCTGGCCCGAAAAGCCCTGCGATTGCCGGAAGTAAAGCATCAACCGGTGATGAAGGAGAGCGATATTGTGCCGGAGCCAGCGGCGAGCGAAGTGGTGCAGAAAAAGATTCTCGGTCTTCGCGTAGATCCTGAAACGCCGGAATCATTCATGCTGCGACCAAAGCGCCGCCGCTGGGTAAACGAGAGCTGGACGCGCTGGGTTAAGTCTCAGACGTGTGTCTGCTGTAACAAACAAGCAGATGATCCCCATCACCTGATAGGCCACGGACAAGGTGGAATGGGAACGAAAGCGCATGACCTGTTTGTGTTGCCGCTTTGCAGAGCGCATCACGACGAGTTGCACGCTGACACCGTGGCATTTGAGGAGAAGCACGGCTCACAGCTGGAGCTGCTGTTTCGATTTCTGGATCGTTCGCTGGCAATTGGCGTGCTGGCATAGTGGAGAACGCATAATGATTAACCCGTCCGAGGTTGGAAAAGCTGGTGAAATGGTCAGGCTGAAAACGCTGGAGGCCATCTGGATGCAGGGGAAGCTGCGCATGTGGGGCCGCTGGTCCTACATCGGCGGCGGTAGTGGCGGCAATATGTTTAACCAGTTACTGGCCTCCGGGAAAGTTACCAAGACAGCCATCAACGAAGCATTACGCCGGATGAAGAAATCGGGTATCTCAAAGCCGGAACTGGAGGCGTTCTTTCGTGAAATACTCGCGGGGAAAAACAAAAGCAGCCTGGCTTTCTGCACAGATGATGAAGGACTGCTGATTGATAAGGTACTGGGGGCAGTCCTCATTACGGGGGGTCACAAAGAGCTATACCACCTGCTGGTGGAGCATTACCGGTTACGGAAGAGCAAACGCCGCATAGCGGAAGAGCTCTATGAAAAGCATCCCGACTGGTGTTTTATGACCTGTAGACGCAGAGTTGATACGTGGCTTAGTTTGGCAGAATCGATGCTGTACGCACCAATGTGTGACGCATTCGGCACAAATGGCGACAGATTTTACTTGCATAGTGAGCCAGAAACTGCTTGAATTGTGATAGGCTCGGGACGTTAAAGCGAACTGAGCAGCAAAACAAAACATAAACCCGCTATTAAAGGCGGGTTTTTTGTTTTCTCGAGAAGTCTCCGGAAAGATGTTGTTTTAGTCGCCTTCGTCACAATTTGATAAACACAGCAAACCCATTATGCTGTATACATAGTGTTAAGGATGAACATGCTAATGTTTCAGCATGGTATGTTTTAAAATGCTCTTGTTTTTTAAGATTTTTTTAAATTCATCTGTTTCGTAAATTTTGCTTAGTGTTTTTTTTGACGACGTGTTTACTCACGAGTAAAATTTCGCTTCTAAATTTGTCAAAAAGTGTCAGGAAGCGAACGATGCCCCCTAAAAGTGGTCAAAAAGGCAAGTCGAGTGGTAGCAATGGAAAGGTAACCTGGGCTCAGGCTGTAAGGGATATGGTTAATCGTTCGATGTCGACTGGGCAACTACTACCGTTTGGCATCTTCGTGTTACTGGCTATAGTTTTCTGGCGGATGCCTGCTGAAGACCTCAGAGAGACTATGCATGAGATCATTTCTGGTTTCATTGAGGGTCACCTTTGGGGATGGGGAGTTAGTCTGATTCTGTTAGTTGCCTGGGTTTCTCATGCAAAGAGAATGCGTAAGGAATTTAGTGAAGAGGCTGACAGAATTGGAAAGGAAAAAACTGGCCTACAACAAAGACGTACGCCCCAGAAGCTTGGTACTAGCCAGCGTTCTGGAAAGGAGTTAGAAGGAGGGTCACAATGATCGCAATGCTCTTTTATTTGCTTTGTGGATTTGCGGTGATACATGTCATTTATGAAAGAATAGTTCAGCCATCTATAAGGCTGCACTATCGTAACAGGCTTTTTGCCATAAGAGATGAAGTCAGAAACCAGATCATTGATGGTCTGAATGAACACGACGCAAAAGTTGCAAATGTTGTTCATCATGGGCTGAACAACACAATCAATCGTCTTCATCTACTTACTCTCGGTAACAAAATACGCGCTCAGAAACGCTTTGAAGAAGATGAGCAAATGAGGCAAAGAGTCGAAGAGAATGTGTCACTTATAGTCAAATGTGATAACGAAATTATCTTAAACGCACTGAATAAAACTGTTGAAATTGCGGATAGGGTTTTGTTATTCAATAATTTAATGTTCTTTATCTATACCTTGCCACTAGTTCTGCTTTTTTGGATGTCTAGTGGTGTTTTAACAGTTTGTAAAAAGTTTTTTAAACTTTACAAGAAGCGTTTAGTTTCTAAAGAGTTTGAAAAGTCAATAATTTTTATGAACGATAGATTTGTAGATCGGGCTGTCGTCTCATCTTAGCTTTTTCTAAATAACTAATCTCCCTCTAAAATGGGATGCAAGGCTGCCGAAAGGCGGCCTTTTTCATTTCAGGCCCACGGGAACCATCATCGATACGGCTCGTTGTTAAATCAGCCCGATGGGCCTGCCCCCTTTATTCATACAGCACCCCGTTAACCCGGAGGTGAACCTATGGCAAAGCATATGCAAGACAAAGAAAGCATGGCCGGAATCACCTGGCTGGCTCTGCTGATCATTGCTGGTTGGGGCGGCCTTGTCCGATTCCTGATGGATGTGAAGCAGGGCAAAGCAAAATGGAGCTGGATAAATGCTTTTGCGCAGATTGTGGTTTCGGCTTTTACCGGGGTCATTGGTGGGCTCATCAGCATTGAAGGTGGCCTGAGTATTTACATGATACTGGCCACTGCCGGTATCAGTGGTGCTATGGGTTCTGTAGCGCTCACGTATTTCTGGGAACGAATCACCGGAGTGAAAGCACAATGACAGCAGACCAGATTATCGAGGGGATCCTCGGCAAGGAGGGTGGTTATGTCGATCATCCGTCGGATAAAGGCGGGCCGACCCGCTGGGGCATCACGCAAACCACCGCCCGTGCACATGGCTACACCGGTGATATGCGAAACCTGCCCAGGGAAACAGCAAAGCAAATCCTGCTGAGCGATTACTGGACCGGACCCCGGTTTGACCAGGTGGCAGCTCTATCTACGTTACTGGCGGATGAGCTTTGCGACACTGGCGTGAACATGGGGCCCAGCGTCGCCAGTAAGTTCTTTCAGCGTTGGCTCACTGCCCTGAATATGCGCGGAAAGCTGTATCCCGATCTGATTCCAGATGGCGCCATTGGTCCCCGAACCATCACCGCGCTTAAGGGATACCTTTCCGCCCGCGGGAAAGAGGGGGAACAGGTTCTGTTACGTGCGCTGAACTGCAGCCAGGGCGCCAGATACCTCGAACTGGCGGAGGGCCGCGAAGCCAACGAGGATTTCCTCTACGGCTGGGTTAAGGAGCGCGTGCTATGAATATGATCATCTTCGCTTTGCTCGTGGTGGTGGCTGTGCTCGTTCTGTTACTGCTGCGCAAATATACCCGGCTGGAGTTCGTTGCCCATGCCAGCCTGCTGCTGAAAACGTGGTCTGTAAAGCTGGGGGCTATCGGTGCGCTGGTTGGCATGTGGGCGCAGTCTTTCCCGGATGCTGCGCTGCACGCCTGGGCGATGCTGCCGCCGGATATCAAAAACATTCTGCCTCCAAACATTGTTGCGTTGATTAGCCCTGCGCTGGTGGTGCTGGCGGTGCTTTCGCAATACGTACGCCAGCCAGCATTGAAAGCTAAGGCCGAAGAACTGAAGGAGCCGCAGCAGTGAGCTTCGAAATTATTGCTGGGCTGGTGGTCGTCATCCTGGGCGCTATAGCTGGCGCGTTCGGTATTGGTCATGCTCGCGGTACCAGTAAGGCAGAAGCCAAAGCCGATCTGCAGCGTACCGAAGAGAATGCCGCCGCCACCGTCGCCGCGGCAGAACGTAAGGCGGAAGTTGTGAAAGGGGCCATTGATGTACAGCAGACTGTTAGCCATATGCCTGATAACAATGTTGATCGGGAGCTGCGCGAGCACTTCACCCGCCCCGGTAGTCGTTGATACGGCGTGCAACTGGGTGAGGGTCATCTACTTGACCGACCACGATATCGACGTGCTGGATATGCAGACCAAGCGCGACATTCTGGCACACAACAAATCTGTGCTGGCCAACTGCCCTAACATTAACCCGACTGCTGGCTAAGCTATGGCAGACATATAGATGCCTGCCTTTGTTTATTTAGACGCTGAAACCTAATTTTTGGGCAAGACTCTTAATGAGGGCATTAGTGTTGTGATATTCAGTTGTACCAATGGCAGCGCCGCAGGCTGAGCATTGAATAAACATAATTCTATATTTGCTGTATGCAACAGGGTGTTCTTTCATTTCAAACCTTGTGGAACTGCACTTAGGGCAGGTAGTCATAGCCATCTTTTGTCCTTTTTTGTAGTTAACATTCATCGCTTCAATATTTCTTTAACCTGTGTCCCACCACTGGCTTACACAGCTAGCAACGTAATCCATAAAGCTCGATGAAACTTTGATGCAATTAACATTATCAAAACCAACAAAATGGGGTGGATACATCACCACATCGCACAGAGGTAACACATGGCAGAGATCACACCAGCAGAACAGATTGCTTTCCACCCTGAACTACGACACCGCAGCGGCTGCTAAGGCAATTGAGTTCGTTCAGGACAGCCCGCTCAAATATCAGCTGTTCATCCAGCAGTACAGCCGCGTGACAACTGAATCCGAAGTGGTGGCGCGGACCATCAAAGCGGTTCAGGAGTCGACAGAAGCGCTGGCGCTGTTTGATACCGGCGCTGAACAGGCCAGTTAAGGCATTCCAGCAGGCATTCATTGAGTGCCTGTGAAAATGTTGTATTAATCGAATATGGTTTATGAGAATAATAACTCTCTTCTATAGGAGGGTATAAGATGGATAGCAAAGTTGAAATGCAAACAGTTATTGCAAGAAAACTGCGTGACAGAGACATTGGTCATTACGTTGACATGGCAAATGTGGCTGACGCAGGCGCTTATATCACTATTTTTACTAAATGCGGAGTAATTACAGGAAAAATAATTTCAGGTAAAAAATATTACGAAAGCATTGAAAAAAGCTACAGCACCTATCAGCAGGGTACAAACGGTGCTATTACTTATCAATATTTTCAGGATGCCAAGAAAAACTACACGGAGGAGGCCGATTGGGTTGATGATGAAGGCGCATCATATCCTCTCAATTTTATGCACCTCGAAGATGTATCGATAATGGTTGGTACAGGTGCATGGCGTGGGTTTAGCAATGGTTTGCTTAGGATTAAAATAGAAGAAATAGACGGCCACATGTTAGGCAAAGCCCAAGGCTGACACTTATTTGCATAAAAGTGTTTTTTTAATAAAAGCGCTGAACGATTTCTTATTTATATAATCTGAGAGTTTCATATGAAGGCCTCGCATTTGCGGGGCTTTTTTCATTGGAGATGATAAGGATGCCCATACTGATCCCCCGTGCCTGCCGTAAGCGTGGATGCGCAGGCACAACAACCGACCGCTCAGGCTACTGCGAGAAGCACCACAATGAAGGCTGGCAACAGCACCAGCAGGGAAAGAGTCGCCACGAGCGTGGCTACGGTAGCCAGTGGGATATCAGACGTGCGTACATCCTGAAGCGCGACAACCATTTGTGCCAGAACTGCCTTCGCAGCGGGCGAGCTGTCGCAGCAAAGACGGTTGACCACATCAAGGCTAAAGCTCATGGGGGTACCGATGATGATTCGAACCTCGAAAGCCTGTGCTGGCCCTGTCACAGAACGAAAACCGGGCGTGAACGCATCAAGTGATATCGATTCTCATTTGAGACGAGGCAGAGGGGGGCGGGGTCAAATCCCTGACGGCAAAGGTCCAAAGGACCGCCGCCTAACCTTTTTTCACACCGCCGCAGGTTAGAAAACTTTTTTTTGGGGTCCCCCATCCAATGATTAATAGGAGTTTTCGATTATGCCAGGACCACCGAAAACCCCGACACATCTGGCTTTAGTGAAGGGGAACCCATCCAAGCGCCCGATCAATAAGAACGAGCCAAAACCCCCGTCAGGGGTCCCCCCAATACCGAAACATTTCGATAAACAGGGTAAGTACTGGTTCAAACGTATTGGTGATGAACTTGATGCCGTCGGCGTGTTGACCACGCTGGATGCTAAAGCGCTGGAGTTGTTGATAGAAGCCTATGTTGAATACCGGCATCACTGCGACACGCTTGATCGTGAAGGTTACACCTATGCCGTCTACAGCGAAGATGATTCAGATGAAGGTGGGGAGCGGGAAATCAGAATGATCAAACCGCACCCTGCAGCAGTCATGAAGGCTGACGCGTGGAAACGGATCAGAGCGATGCTGAGCGAATTCGGCATGACACCTGCCAGCCGATCAAAGGTTGGTGCAAAAGGCCCGGCAGATGCCGACCCACTGGAAGAATTTCTTAAAAAGCGCAAATGATGAATGGCAACCGTTGCAGATGGATTCCGCTACGCCGAGCGCGTGGTATCTGGCGATATCGTTGCTGGCGAACTGGTGCGTCTTGCGTGCCAGCGGTTCTTTCATGATTTAGAGCACGGCCCGGAGCGCGGTGTTTATTTTGATGAAGGCCGCGCCCAGCACGTTCTCGATTTTTATAACTTCGTCCCCCATGTAAAGGGGCACTTGACCGGCAAGCCGATCGAGTTGATGGACTGGCACACCTTCATCCTGATTAACCTTTTCGGGTTTGTCGTCCCGCTGATAGATGAAATAACGTTTGAGAGCATTCTTGACGACGATGGCGACCCCATGTTTGTGCGTCGCTTTCGTACCGCCTATGACGAAGTAGCGCGTAAAAATGCAAAATCAACGCTTTCGTCTGGCATCGGGCTTTATATGACTGGTGCCGACGGTGAGGGTGGTTCTGAGGTTTATTCCGCAGCAACAACCAGGGATCAGGCCCGCATCGTGTTTGATGATGCGAAGCGCATGATTAAGCTGGCTCCGAAAACACTGGGCCGGTTGTTTGGTAGTAACAAGTTGAATATTCACCAGGAACGGACGGGTTCAAAATTCGAACCTGTAGCCAGTGATGCGAATAACCTCGACGGCCTTAATATTCACTGCGGGATCGTTGATGAGCTGCACGCACATAAAACCCGTGACGTCTGGGAAGTTCTGGAAACAGCGACCGGTGCGCGCCTGCAGTCCCTTATTTTTGCAATCACTACTGCGGGTTTTAATAAAGAAGGTATCTGCTACGAGCAACGTGATTATGCAATCAAGGTTCTGAAGAACTTTGATAACCCTGACCCGCTTTCAATTAAGGATGACAGCTATTTTGCGCTGATTTATACCCTGGATGAGGGGGACGATCCTTTCGACGAGGCAAACTGGCCGAAAGCAAATCCCGGCCTGGGGATATGTAAGCGTTGGGACGATATGCGCCGTCTGGCTAAAAAGGCGAAAGAGCAGGTGGCGGCGCGTGTCGGTTTTTTTACCAAGCATCTCAATATCTGGGTGCAAGGTGAAAAAGCATGGATGGATATGGCGCGCTGGGAAAAATGCCGTGACGACTGGGACGACTCCACTTCGGCCAACTGGTCAATGTGGCTCGGCGTTGACCTTTCCAACAAAATTGATATTTCAGCTGCAGTTAAAGTCTGGCTTGCTCCAAATGGCGATGTTTATGTCCGCTCCAGATTCTGGATACCTGAAGGCCGGCTGGAAGCCTGTTCCAAGCAGCAGGCGGACCTTTACAGAAAATGGAATCTCGCTGGATTCCTTGAGTTTACCGATGGCGATGTCGTTGACCATGCAGTAATTAAAGAGGAAACGATCGAATGGGCGCGAGGTGACTCGCTGAACGAGTTTGCATACGACCCGTGGAGTGCCACTCAATTTGCTTTGTCGGTAGCAGCTGAAGGTGTACCGATTGTTGAAGTCCCTCAGACGGTTAAAAACCTGTCTGAAGCAATGAAGGAAGTCGAGGCGAAAATTTACGCCGGGCGTTTTCATCACGATGGCAATCCAGTGATGACATGGATGATGTCAAACGTCACCGTCAAACCAGACAAAAACGAGAATATTTTCCCCAACAAGGCCACGCCTGAAAACAAAATTGACGGTCCTGTCGCGATGTTTATTGCGATGAGTCGCTTGCTTGTTAACGGTGGTGGTGAAGTTGACTTCCTGTCCACTATCGATCCTGACGAAGACCTTTTACTTCTATGAAAACTCTAATCACTGATGTTATCGGGCTTACCGGGTTCGGTTCGCTTGCTGCAGGCGTGTATCTCCAGTTCGGTCTGGCGATGTCTCTGATGATGTCGGGAACCCTGCTACTCATTTATGCGCTGTTAGCGGCAATGAGGGGGAATAATGCTGCTTGATGCTCTATTTCGCAGTGAACCACTGGAAAATCCGGCTACTCCGATCACGAGTGAATCGGCAGAAACCGATAACGTGTTTGCCCGAGACGTATTTGTCAGCCCGCAAACGGCGATGAAGCTGGCTGCGGTTTATGCCTGTATTTACGTTATCTCTTCGAATATCGCTCAGATGCCACTGCATGTTATGCGGAAAACCAATAACAAGGTTGAAGCTGCCCGCGATCACCCTGTGTTTTACCTGGTTCACGATGAGCCGAATATGTGGCAGACCAGCTATAAGTGGCGTGAGTTAAAACAGCGTCATATTTTGGGCTGGGGGAATGGTTACACCTGGGTGAAGCGTTCCCGTCGTGGTGAAGTTTCCGGGCTGGAATGTTGCATGCCCTGGGAAACGACACTGCTTAACACTGGTGGTCGGTATACCTATGGCGTTTACAACGAAGAGGGGGCGTTTGCCGTCAATCCCGACGATATGGTGCATATCCGGGCGCTGGGTAACAACCAGAAAATGGGGCTTAGCCCAATCATGCAGCATGCCGAGACGATAGGCATGGGGATGAGCGGGCAGGCTTATACCAGTTCATTCTTCAACGGTAATGCGCGACCCGCTGGCATTATTTCGGTGAAAAGCCAGCTGAATGAAGAAAGCTGGGGGCGTTTAAAAAGCATGTGGCAAAAAGCTACAGCTGCTTTGCGCAGCCAGGAGAATAAAACAATGCTTCTCCCGGCAGAGCTGGATTACAAAGCGCTCACCGTTTCCCCGGTTGATGCCCAGATCATTGATATGTCGAAGCTGAACCGGTCGATGATTGCCGGGATATTTAATGTACCGGCGCACATGATTAACGATCTCGAAAAAGCCACTTTCTCAAATATTACGCAGCAGGCCATTCAGTTTGTCCGCTACACGATCATGCCGTGGGTAACGAACTGGGAACAGGAACTCAATCGCCGCCTGTTCACCCGTGCTGAACTGGCCGCCGGATATTACGTCAGGTTTAACCTGACAGGCCTGCTACGCGGGACCCCGCAGGAACGTGCCCAGTTCTACCACTTTGCGATCACTGATGGCTGGATGAGCCGCAATGAAGCGCGAGCCTTCGAAGATATGAATCCGGTAGATGGCCTGGATGAAATGCTGGTGAGCGTTAACGCCGCGAACCCCGCAGACGATTTTAAGGCACCTAAAACCGACGAGGAAAAGCCCAATGAATGACCGTGAAACGCGCTGTTACAGCGGGGAGGTCAGAGCCGAGCAACGCACCGATGAACCTACCCGCATTCTGGGCTATGGCTCGGTGTTCAACAGCCGTTCTGAACCCCTGTGGGGATTCCGTGAAATCATCAAGCCCGGAGCATTTGACGATGTGCTGAATGATGATGTCCGCGGGCTGTTTAACCATGACCCCAACTTTATTCTCGGACGGAGCGCTGCCGGGACGCTATCCCTGTCTGTCGATGAGCGCGGCCTGCGTTACGACATTACAGCGCCGGATACGCAAACTATCCGCGATCTGGTGCTGGCGCCGATGATGCGCGGTGACATTAACCAGTCATCTTTTGCCTTCCGGGTATCCCATGACGGTGAAAACTGGTACCAGGACGATGAAGGGATCGTTATTCGTGAAATATCGAAGTTTTCCCGGCTGTTTGATGTCAGTCCGGTGACTTATCCCGCATATCAGGAGGCCGACTCCGGCGTCCGATCGATGAAAGCCTGGCAGGAGGCGCGCGACAGCGGTGCGCTAAAGAACGCCATTAATCAACGAATGGCGCGTGAGCGCCTGCTGACCCTTCTTAACGCGTAAGGAAAAATCATGAAACTGCATGAAATGAAGCAAAAACGTAACATCATCGCCAAAGATATGCGTGCCCTGCATGACAAAATTGGCGATACCCCCTGGACCGATGAGCAGCGTACTCAGTGGAACGCTGCAAAATCGGAGCTTGACGCTCTTGATGAGCGTATTGCACGCGAAGAGGAACTGCGCCGCCAGGATCAGGACTATATCCACGAAAACGAGCCGGAACAGCGCCAGCAGCAGAATCGTGATCCAGCAAACCCGGAAGCACAGGCTAACGAACGCCGTGCTGCGGCGTTTAATGCGTTTTTGCGCCGTGGTCTTGGCGAGATGAACGCTGAAGAACGCCAGGCTTTAAAGGAGCTGCGTGCTCAGGGCACGACGCCGGATGAAAAAGGGGGTTACACCGTACCAACCCAGTTCCGAAATAAGATCGTCGAAGCACTGAAAGATTACGGTGGAATTGCCAGTGTGGCGCAAATTCTGAATACCGCCAACGGCCAGGACATTGACTGGGCAACCTCTGACGGTACTACTGAAGAAGGTGAACTGCTGGGCGAAAACACTGAAACCAGTGAAGAAGACGTGTCTTTCGGCGGTGCAACGCTGGGGGCAAAAAAACTGTCCTCTAAAATCATTCGCGTATCCAATGAACTGCTCCAGGACAGCGGCGTAGATATCGAGGCGTTCCTGGCCGCGCGTATCGCCACTCGCATCGGACGTGGTGAAGCGAAGTATCTGGTATTAGGGACCGGCACCGGCACCCCGCTGCAGCCTAAAGGGTTGGCTGCGTCGGTAACTGGCACCAAAAATACCGCAGCAGCGACCACCTTTACCTGGAAAGAGCTGAACGCACTGAAGCACTCTGTCGACCCGGCATACCGTAACGGTCCAAAGGTGCGCTGGGCCTTTAACGATGCAACGTTGCAGCTGGTGGAGGAAATGGAGGACGGACAGGGCCGCCCGCTCTGGTTACCGAACATTATCGGTGGCGCACCTGCCACTGTTCTGCAGGTGCCGTATGTCGTTGACCAGGCTATTCCTGATATCGCGGCTGGTGCCAAATTTGCCTACTTCGGCGATTTTAACCGCTTTATCGTTCGTCGCGTCACTTACATGACCCTGAAACGGCTGGTTGAGCGTTACGCAGAGTACGATCAGACTGGCTTCCTGGCCTTCCACCGCTTCGACTGCGTACTGGAAGATACCGGCGCGATTAAGGCGCTGGTGGGTAAACCGGCATCTGGCGGCTAAGGCAATAATCAGCTTCAACCTCCACCGCTCCGGCGGTTTTTTTATGCCCGCAGTTCGCTGCGGGCCAGGGAAAATACATGAGCACAACGATTGAGATGTTGCGGGCGCAGTGTCGGATCGATATTGACGATGCAACCGAAGATGAACTGCTGACGCTGTATTTCACAGCTGCTCGGCGTCGCGCAGAGAACTTCATTAATCGGAAACTGTATGAAGACTCTGTGCCTGATACCGATCCAGACGGGTTAAAAATTGCTGACGATATCCTCCTGGCGCTGATGCTTCTTGTTGGGCATTGGTTCAACAGCAGGGAAGAAGCTTCCGATGTAAATAAAATGAGTATTCCCTTCGGCTTCACTTCGTTGCTTGAACCCTACCGATATATCCCACTTTGAGGTGATTTATGGCCTGTGAAGGGTGTCTCCGTCGGCGTGAATGGTTAAAAAAGTGGACGAAAATAGCCTATGAACGAGCAACTGGTAAACGCGCTGATAGCAGCGCTGAGAGAACAAACAGCAGCACAGAGAGAGCAGACGGAAGCGATAAACCGCCTGGCTGAATCTAACGTCGCCCTGTCCGATGTAATTATCCAGTCGCTGGCTGCAGATGACGATATTGAAATCACTTCACTGGGTGATGATCGCCCCGTTTACCTGAGTCAAAGAGCGAGGGGGTGATATGCAGGCCGGAAAATTGCGTAACAGGATCACCCTGCAGGAGCCGGTAAAAGAACAGAACCCGACAACGGGAGCCGTAATTAATACCTGGCGCGATGTCGCAACCCTTTGGGCCGAAGTCGCTCCTTTATCCGCACGTGAGTTTATCGCCGCCCAGGCCTCTCAGGGCGAAGTTACCACACGGATAACGATTCGTTACCGTGAGGGCGTCACCCGCAAACATCGGATCCTGTTTCGTGGCCGCATCTACAACATTGAGGGCGTTTTACCTGATCCCCGGAGCGGCAGGGAATACCTGACACTGCCATGTTCAGAAGGGGCTAACGATGGCTGATGGCGTAGAAGTAAACCTGACTGGCCTCGATTCCGTTCTGGGGAAACTGGATGCCGTCTCACAGGTCACTCGCGATAAATCCGGTCGTGCAGCGCTGCGTAAAGCGGCAAACGTCATCAGGGACAGAGCGCGCAATAATGCCGCGTGGGTTGATGATCCTCTCACCAAAGAGGCTATCTACAAAAACATTGTGGTCAGCTTCAGCAGCAAGGCGTTTCGCAGAACCGGCGATCCGACGTTTCGTGTCGGGGTGATGGGCGGCGCCAGGCAATACGCCAATACTAAGGCCAACGTCCGAAAAGGCAGGGCGGGTAAAAGTTTTAACACTGCCGGAGATAAAGGTAATCCCGGCGGGGATACCTGGTACTGGCGATTCCTGGAATTCGGCACAGAGCACGCAGCAGCAAAGCCTGTTTTACGGCCGGCGATCAATGGTGTTGATACCGACGTAATAAATACTTTCGCAGCGGAGCTGGAAAAGTCCATTGATCGGGCTGTGCGACGGGCGGCTAAAAAAGGAACTCCGGTATGATTGCTCCAATATTTGTAGTTTGCGCAGCCAGTCAGGCAGTCAGGGATTTGTTAGGCTCTAATCCCGTGCGGCTTTATCCGTTCGGTATGCAGGACGATAATATCGTTTATCCCTATGCAGTCTGGCAAAACATAGGGGGCAACCCTGAAAATTATCTGAACCAGCGGCCAGATGCGGATCACTATTCTCTGCAGGTTGATGTCTATGGCGATACTGACACCGACGTGATCGCTGCTGCCCGTGCTTTACGCGACGCAATTGAGGGCAAGGCCTATATCACCCGATGGGGTGAACAAAGCCGCGATCCTGAAACAATGCGATACCGCTATTCCTTCGATGTTGACTGGATAACGACCAGATAACCAACAACCCCAAACTGACCCGCCTTGTGCGGGTTTTTCTTTTATGGAGACAAAACATGTCTGTATTAACGCAAGGCACGCAATTTTTTGTGCTCAAGTCTGGCGTGGTCAGCGAGGTTGAATGCATCACCAGTTTCAACCCCGGCGGCAACCCTGCCGATCAGATTGAAGATACCTGTCTGAGTGAGCGGGATTCCAGAACCTACAAAAAGGGGCTTAAAACGCCTGCGGCCGCAACCGTCGGGCTTAACGCTGATCCGACGAACGCCAGCCACATTATGTTGCATGGCCTCGCTGAAGCGAATGACCAGACGCCGTTAACTTTTGCGGTTGGCTGGTCAGATGGAACCAGCGTCCCGACAGCCGCCGCTCCTGGGGCTGAGGATGCTGTTGATGGTCTGGTGCTGCCAGCCGATCGCACCTGGTTCATTTTCCAGGGTTACGTTTCCGACTTCCCGTTTGATTTTCAGGGTAACGCTGTTGTGACGACCTCCGCCACGATCCAGCGGTCTGGCTCTTCCGTATGGGTGCCGAAGGCCGCAGCGTAATTAATATGCCCGGTTATCCGGGCTTTTCAATTCAGGAGCTGAAATGCAACTTACTCTCGATACGTTAAAAGAAACCGGTGCCTTTACCGGGCGTCCCGTGGAAAAAGAAATTAAGTGGAAAGGCCGTGATGGGAAAGAGCATATCGCAACCGTCTATGTGCGCCCGATGGGCTACCACACCACTAAAGCTGAACTGCTGGCGTATAACGGGAAATCGGACCCGATTGCTGAGCGCATTGCGGCGCATATTTGCGATCAGGACGGCGCCCCAGTGTTTACCGCGGCTGACATTCTTGGAACTGCTACCCCGGATCGTGGGGCGCTGGACGGTCCGATCGTTATGGCCCTCCTGGCTGCAATTCATGATGTAAACGAACTGGGAAAGACTACGAGCTAACCGGCGAGGATGAATTCTGGTGCGAACTGGTGATGAACGGCATCGGCGGCCGCACCATCGCAGAGGCTCAGGAGCGGATGAGTCGCAGGGAATTTCTGGTTTGGCTCAAGTACCGTGAGAAGTACGGACCGCTCAATATCATGATGCGTACCGAGTGGGGGGCTTCGCTGGTGGCTTCTGTCCTGGCTAACATCAATAAGGCAAAGAACACGCCGCCGTTCAAGGTAAGTGACTTTGCACCGCACATCAACGAAGCGCCATTATCTCTGGAAGAAGCTATGAAAAGTTGGCATTGATATGATTTATTTGGTTATATTCTCTCTGGAATGATTATATTGATACCGAGGGAATTATGATAAAGAAATCAGCTGTTGTTTTTACTGTAATACTTTTAGGTGGCTGCGTTAGTGCGCCAGATAAGGCGGAGTTAAGTCGGGCAGATTATGGTAAGTTACCTGAGAATTATCAGGAAATAATTAAAGGTAGTATGTCGGCGCGCCTTAAGGACCCTTATTCTGCACGATATGATTTCAATGAGCCTTTCAAGGGGTGGTGCAAGTCAGGATTTACAACTTATTATGGATGGTTAGTTCCTTTTACTCTTAACGCTAAAAACAGTTATGGCGGTTATGTCGGTAATAAGTCATACCTTTATCTGGTGAATAAAAATAATGCCATTGACTATACGGACTCCTTCCAGGTGGGAGGGTGCGGGAAAAGTTAGATTAGTGAATGAAAATAAACCTCGCTCCGGCGGGGTTTTTTATTGCCCGGAGAAAATTAAATGGCTGGCAAGTCCCTTGGTACTTTAACAATTGATCTAATAGCAAAGGTCGGCGGATTTGTTCAAGGAATGGATAAAGCTGAAAGGGCATCCCAAAAATGGCGTGACCAGGTAAAAAAAGACGCCAAGGAAATAAGCACCTCAATTATTGCTATTGGAGCAGCTGCGGCAACTGCCGCCGTCGGGATTGGCGCTGCTGGGCTGGCAATTGTAAAAAATACAGCGCAGCAAGTGACCGAGGCAGATCGCTGGGCTAAGTCATTAAAAATGTCCACCCAGGACTTGCTATCCTGGCAATACGCAGCTGAACAGGCAGGTTTAACCGGCGATAACATAGCCGATATTTTCAAAGACATTAATGATAAAGTCGGCGATGCGGTCCTGAACAAATCAGGTGAGGCTGCGCAGGCTTTGGACACGCTCGGGCTTTCAGCTCAGAAGCTGGCCCAGCAATCCCCTGATAAACAGTTGCTGGCTATTAGTTCGGCATTACAGAAAATACCCACTCAGGCTGGGAAAACCAACATCCTTGAAAGCTTAGGGAATGACCTGTCAAAAATGCTGCCGTTGTTTGACAACAACAACGAAAAGCTAAAACAGTTTCTTCAGTTATCAAAGGATTTTGGCGTAGCTCCGCCGCAGGAAGATATTGATAATTTAGTTAAAGTTAATCAATTTTTTCAGGATATAGAGACAAGCGCCCGTGGCTTAAAATTGGAAATTGCGTCTGGCCTGGCAAAAGTAGATTTATCACCTCTACAGGACGGGCTTGATAGTATCCATGATGTTTTCACTGACCCTGCTATCCTACAGGGCCTGTCCGACCTGGTAGGTGAAGCGATCAGTTTAGCCGGTGTTGTAGGTCGTATTGCTGGTGGGCTTGGAGCTATTGCCTCTTACACCCGCTCTAGGGTCGGTGCGGTATCAGGGAACTATGATTCAGCTGACGAAAAAGATATTGAGCAGCGCATCGAGTTCCTCAATAAAAGAGGGAATCAAAGTAAAGAACAAAAAGATGAGTTAGATTTTTTAAATAAACGCCTTCAGTTCCTTCGAGCCATCAAATCCAGTTTAACCCCAGAGGAAGTAGAGAAAGGAGCTAATGGGTTAACTTCTCTTCTCTCTGATATGGGAATACAACCACCAAAAGGTGACGATTACAAACTGGGGAAAGGGGAATCAAATCAGAAGGTAACTACAAAAAGCAACCCAACTGAAAATGCTTTTAAAAGCCGCCTTCTTGATTTACAAAAACAAGCTGCTCTCATTGAAACTACTGGCAAAAAAACTGCAGAAGTTACAGAGCTTGAAAAAGTAAATTTTGATATAACAAGTGGTAACCTAAAGAAATTATCAGAAGCGCAAAAAAACCAACTTCGAGATGCGGCTAAGTTCCTAGACTCCAAGAAGGAAGAGTTACGCCTTAATCAGGAAAACGCGAAAGTAGCTGAGTACGTATCAGGCCTTGAAAGACAGAATAAATTAATTAAGCAGGGATATGATAGTGAATTTATTGGGCGTTATTCTGGCGATCGAGAGCGTAGCCGGATGCAAGAGCGCAACAGTATTCAGCAGGAGTATGAGGGGAGTCGCGAGGATTTATTAAAGCAATACCAATCCGGAGATATTTCTAAAAGTCTTTATGACGCTGAAACTGAAGCTTTGCAGGATGCACTGAATAAGAGGCTAGAAATTCAAAATGATTATTATAAACAACAGGATGAATTACAGAATGATTACAGTGCTGGGTTAATTTCTGGTTTTGCTACACAGGCTACTGCTGCGATGGATTTGTACTCCACAATGCAGCAGGTTGGGGCGCAAACATTCAGCAGCATGACCGACATGATTATAGCTTGGGCAGAAACTGGAAAGTTGAACGCTCAAGATTTTGCAGCGACCTTTATACAGTCTGTAGGTGCGGCAATGCTGCAATATGCCGCTGCTCAGGTAGCAATGGCGGCACTTAATGCCTTCACGCAATGGATAGGTGTTCCTTACGTTGGCCCGGCGGTGGCTCCGGCTCAAGCAATTGCAGCAGCTGCAGCAGCTGGCGTGTTCATGACTGCTATCGGATCGGCGCTTCATGGACAGGCTCACGACGGTATCGACTCTGTGCCCGAAACAGGAACCTGGCTCCTGCAGAAAGGTGAGCGCGTTACGACTGCTAAAACCAGCGCCAAACTTGATGCCACTCTGGATCGAGTAGCAAACCAGTCAACAGGGGGGGCAACCTATGCGCCGAGTATGAGTTTCTATGTCAACGGCGATCCCTCTGATGCTCAAATCGCCATGATGAAGAAAGCTGCATCCGATGGTGCTCAGATGGGGTATCAAAAAGCGGTTCAGTCTATTGCTACCGGGCAGGGTGATTTACATAGAGCTCTGATGGGGAAAACTACCTCGGGGAGGAAAATTAGCTGATGGCAATTTCAACTAATCTCAATTACCCGAAGGATTATCTCCCTTGCCCATTGAAGGAGAACTTTGGTCTTAAAGCGACTTCTCCGCTAAAAAGTACAGCGATGGTTACCGGCAGGCGGCGACAAAGGCGAGCTTATACTTCGGTTCCTACTCAAACGCCAGTTTCATGGATCTTTACTGATGGTCAGGCACAGCTTTTCGAAGCCTGGTACCGAGACATCATTACCGATGGGGCTGACTGGTTCAACATGCCGCTCCTTACCCCTTTAGGTGCGCAAGATTATGTCTGTAGGTTTGTCGATATATACGAGGGACCGACACCAGAGGGCGGTAAATACTGGCGATATAGTGCAACGCTGGAATTATGGGAGCGTCCAATCCTTCCGCCTGGCTGGGCCGAGTTCCCTGACTTCATTGTGAACAGCGATATTCTTGATCTTGCAGTTAACAGGGAGTGGCCTGAAGCATGACAAGACTTAACAGGCTCTATGCCAGCAGCGGGCCGGAGGTGATCATTGAAACGCTGCAGATCACCGTTGGCTCAGATGTTCACTACCTGTGCCAGGGGTACGAGGATATTACGGCGACGACGGAGAGCGGCGATACCGTAACGTTTACCGCCTGCGCGATTGACATTGCGCTGCCGGCGCGCAACGCGGACGGTACGCAAGATTTGAAATTCGCCCTGTGCAATGTTGATGGTGTTGTGTCCACGACGATCCGCAATGCCCTGGCTAACAGGTTGTCTGCATCGCTGACATACCGCAGTTTTATCTCCACGGATTTAGCCGCGCCTGCGGCGGTACCGTATACGCTGAAAATCAAGTCGGGTTACTGGACGGCTACAGAGGTTCAGATCACTGCGGGCTATATGAATGTCCTCGATATGGCCTGGCCGCGTTACCGCTACACGCTCCCTGTCTTCCCCGGACTGCGTTATATCAGCTAAGGAATCCATCATGTTCATCCCTGATAAATACCGTTCAGTCACCTGGCTGAAGGGCGGTCGCGTATATCCGCAACTCGACTGCTTCGGCATTGTGAACGAGATACGCCGGGATTTGGGCTTGCCTCTCTGGCCTGATTTTGCCGGGGTCACGAAAGACGACGGCGGCCTCGACCGGGAGGCGCGTCAAATGATGCTTACCCTGGAGCGCTGCGACCCCTGCGAAGGGGCTGGCGTGGCTTGCTATTCCGGCTCAGCCGTCACCCATGTGGGGATTGTCGTCAGTATTGATGGCCTGCTGCATGTGGCGGAATGCAATCCAGGTTCTAACGTAACGTTTCTGCCGTTAGCGCGGTTTAAGCGGCGATTTGTAAAAGTGGAGTTCTGGCAATGACCATTCGTTTTTATCCGTCCCGGCTTCCCGGTGAACCACTTGAAACGCATGAGCATGGTGTTACGAGCATTCGCAGCTGGCTGGTTGTCAATGTCGAAAACTATACCGACCGGGACGTCCCACCGCTGACCATTGAGGTTGACGGTCTGTCCATTCCGCCAGGCGAGTGGGCTACTTGCGTGATCCACCCTGAAAGTGATGTCCGGCTTTATCCGGTGCCCTTCGGGCTGGAGGCCGCCACCATCGCGTGGATTGGTGTCGGCATCTCCGTTGCTGCAGCAGCTTATTCGCTGTTTATGATGAGCAGTATCGATACGGGGGGCTATACATCATCCACAGGGCGCAGTCTCGACCTGAACCCGGCGAAGGCAAATACCGCAAAGCTGGGTGATCCGATTCGCGAGGTGTTTGGCCGGGTGCGTATCTACCCTGATTATGTGGTCCAGCCTGTGACCCGGTTCGACGCTGCTGATCCTACGAAAATGCGCGTCCAGATGCTGCTGTGTCTCGGTGTCGGTGAACTGATTTATACCAATGGTGATATCCGGGTTGGCAGTACGCCAGCTTCAACGCTGCCGGGATTCAGCATCACCTATTTTCCGCCCGGCGCGGATGTTTCCGGCGATGAGCGCAGCGAGAACTGGTTCAACTCGACAGAGGTCGGTGGAACATCAAGCGGAACAGGGCTGGATATGGCCCAGACCTCACCTGATTCCGACGATATTATCGCTGACAGCATGACGGTTTCTGGTTCATCCGTAACGTTTACAGGTCTTGATACAGATGATGGTGACGATGACGACGAGGATGATAATTCTCTTCCGGACAGCTGGGTAACGGGGGCCATAGTTGAAATTAAGGCGCCGACAAATTATCTGATCTCCACCTCTTCTGGTTACAGTGTCTTTGCCAGCTCGTTGCTTACCGAACTTGCTCCCGTAGCGGGTATGCCGGTGACGCTGAATTTCAACAGTGTCGATTATGACCTCGTCATTGCGTCATATACCCCAGGTCAGGAGGCGGTGCCTGGCGAGGGTGGCAGTGCAGCAAAAATTCAGGCCAGTGCCGCTCCTGTTACCTACGACTTTTCGACCAGCTCCAGTACGTTCATGATCACATGGCAGGGCACCACCTATACGGTGTCGCTGGTAGCGAACTACATCTCGATGTCGGGACTGCTGGCGGCCATCACCGAGGGGCTCACTGGTTCCGGCCTGGTCGCGCGGGAAAACGGCGGTACCGTACTGATAACCGAGGCGGCCAGTCCTTACGTGGGAGGGGCAATCACATCTTCCTCGCTGCCTGCAGCCGTTTTCGGTGATGCCCCGGTTTACACCTCCGGCACGGCATCAACCGGCGGCAGCCCGGCGGTAACAGCAAATGTGACGCTCGCCTATACCAGCGCTACAGGAACCGCATTCTCGGGCATGCCTGAAGGTGTGCAACGGCTCTCACTTGCTCACCGCGGCAACGAATACCAGATCGTCTCTGCCGACGGCACAACGGCAACAGTGGCGCGCCTGGTTAATGGGTCCGTTGATGAGTCGTGGCCGGGATTCACCGCCAGGACGATGATCGACTATGAGGCCACTGGTCTTAACGACACGCTGAGCTGGCTGGGGCCGTTCCTGGTTTGCCCTGAAAATGAAACCGTCGATATGTTCGAGGTGAATTTCTCTTTCCCGAACGGTATTTGCGGCTTTGACAGTAAGGGCAAAAAACGGATTCGCCACGTTGAGTGGGAGATTCAGTATCGCGTCTACGGTTCCGGATCGGGGTGGGTGAGTCACCAGGGCGAGTACGCGCTGAAAAACATCAACGGGTTAGGTTTCACTGAGCGGATCACCCTCAGTTCTCCGGGGCTGGTGGAAGTTCGCTGCCGTCGGCGCAATGAGCAGGGCTCAAACAACGCGCGAGACAGTATGTACTGGCAGGCACTGCGTGGGCGACTGCTGACACGTCCTTCATCCTATCCCGATGTGTCGCTGATGGCGGTGACCGTCGAGACGGGCGGGAAGCTGGCGGCTCAGTCGGACCGCCGCGTAAACGTTGTGGCAACGCGTTCCTATGACTCAGGAACGGCCAGAACCATTTCGGGGGCGCTGCTGCATGTCGGGAGCTCGCTGGGGCTGGAGATGGACGTCGATACCATCAACGCGCTGGAGTCCGCGTACTGGACGCCACGGGGCGAAAATTTCGATTTCGCCACCGGCGACAGTATCTCGGCGCTGGAAATGCTGCAGATGATAGCCAGTGCCGGGAAATCCCGCTTCCTGTTAAGCGATGGCCTTGCGACGGTCAACCGCGAGGGGATTAAGCCCTGGACGGGGATCATAACGCCGCATGAGATGGTGGAGGAGCTGCAGAGCGGATTTACCGTGCCGTCCGACGATGATTTTGATGGTGTCGACGTGACGTACATCAACGGCGTCACCTGGGCGGAGGAGACTGTTAAATGTCGGACACCCGATAATCCCACACCGGTGAAAATCGAGAACTACAAACTCGATGGGGTACTTTCTCAGGATCACGCCTACCAGATCGGCATGCGCCGCCTGATGAAATACCTGCAGCAGCGGGTGACGTTCCAGACCACCACCGAGCTGGACGCGCTGTGCTACAACTCAGGCGATCGCATCGTGCTCACGGATGATATTCCGGGGAACAACACGATTTCCTGTCTGGTGGAGGCGATGACAACGGCTGGTGGCGTGACAACCTTCACCGTTACGGAGCCGCTGGACTGGTCTTTCGAAAACCCCCGTGCGCTGATCCGCTATCAGGATGGTTCTGCATCCGGTCTGATGGTGGCGAGCAGAGTGGGGGATTATCAGTTGTCCGTTCCCCATCTGAGTGATTTTGATGACCCATTGAAGATTGACCAGACTTCACCAGCCATTGAGCCAGTCCGACTGGTGTTCTGCGGCTCAACGCGTCATGTCTATGACGCCATTGTTGAGGAGATTGCCCCACAATCAGACGGGACGTGTCAGGTTACCGCCAAAGAGTACCGCGCGTCCTTCTACGACTACGACAACGCCAGTTATCCCGGCGACATTGCATAAAACAGAAATAACTCTCAACAACCCGCTTCGGCGGGTTTTTTTGTTATAGGGCGACTATGAGCACATATAAAACCGGCAACCCGCTGGGCTCTGCGGCTGTAAAGGATTTATTTGATAACGCCGAGAACCTCGATTTTGCACTGAACAGCCTGACGGCCTTGATATGGACTGACCGCCTGGGGAAAATCCGGCCTTCATTTTTTGGAATGGAGACATCTTTTCTCAGCCAGATGGCCAGTCAGGAGAGTCGGTTTACTTCTCATTTGGCCGATCAGGATACGCGATTTAATACGTTCATCGCTTCATCAGGCTATGACATCATTGGCGATTACACGGTGGGGACTATCCCGGAAGGGGATCCCCTGACCATCACCGAATATAACCAGCTCATTCGTTATAACAACGAACTCTACAAACTCACGGCAGCGACGGATATCCCGTTCACTGCTTCGGGTAAAACGGACGAAACCTGGACTACTACAGACTCTGCACATTTCGTTTCTGTCGGTGATGCTGCTCTTCGCCAAAACCTGGGTTCAAACGAAGGGTTCAGTTTGATAGGTCAGGCGACCTACTCTCAGATACGAAATTTCACCGGTTCTGGCAATTCGCTCATGTGTTGCGGTGCAGAAACCCACCTCGATGGTGCTCAGGGGTTTTTCGATCAGGTTCCCGGCGGCGCGGTGATGACCATCCCCGACGACGACTGTGTGCATATCCGTGATCCGCTGGGGCGTCTGTGGAAACGTCGCTTCGAGGGTAATGAAATTCGCATGGCCTGGGCGCGGGCAAAAAGCGTGAAACAGACTTCTGCACCACAGGATTTTGCGTTTAAAAACTGCCTTCAGGCCGCCGCTTCAATATCAGAGTCTGGCTACCCTCAGTCCATTATTAAAGGTCTGGATGTCGGGGTGGTCTATATCGCCGAACGCCATCATATTCGCTGCGGCAACTGGCCGGAATATATGGCCTGGAAACTCCCTCCGGGCGGTGCCGGTAATCGCTTTGGTATCGACATGCTGTGTGCTCTGGGCATGGGGGCTGGCTTCTTCGTTGTCCAGGCCAACAATCCATACTTCAGGATCCACGTCGACAATACCGGGATAGATTTTAACGTCGATAATTTCACGGATGATGAAATTGCCGCGATGGTGAACGACAACTATATTCTCCGCCTGGAGGCGATGGTTAACGCGCCTGACTTCGATATGCATGCGGGGAATTATCCCGGGACTGTTCTTTACAGTACCGGCAAATCTGATTACTCCGCCGTCACTGCGCACTGGCCTGATCTGGTACAGGTGCTGCCTTCTATTCAGAACGTGGGCGACGTGGTTTTCAACATCAAATCATGCGGCCGCGACTTTTATCTGGTGAATACCGGCGCTGGTCTGGGTCACTGGAATTCAATCTGGTCGCAGAATAACCGTACCTACGGCCTGATATCCAGGTGCTATGACCTCAAAATGACATTTGAGGATTATGTACCGCACACGGAAACTTCGGGCGGTCTGATTTTCAGCGAGTGCGGCACATTATCCCTGAGCGATATTCTGACAGGGGCCGGAGGGATTGGTCACCTGTGCTTCTGGGACTGCCCGAACGTCACGGTTGGGAAGCATATCTCCATTTGTGGCGCGCCAACTTATGCGCAGTCTAACCCGAGTTTGTATGCTCTTGAGGTCTGTAACTCGAATCTGTTTGTGTCGGGTGTTCACGCGCAGAACTCCGGGCGGTTTATGCGCGGTGGCTTTAACTCCCGCATTACGTTCGCGCATGCAACAGCCTGGTATATCAGTAAGTTCTTCCTCGGAACGAACAACCTCAACCTGCTGAAATATCGTGGACAGCGAGCCAGCGTGGTTGGCGATCCGGTGATGCTGTATATCAATGATGGTTTTCTCCAGCAGCTTAATACGCCTGCTCGTGGCTGGCCTGCTGAGCCCACGATTGAGCTGGATGAAACGATCGGCGCCGGGTGGGAGATATATCTCAACACGGAAAATAACGATAACCACTCAGGCTACGATGCTGAGGCCGAAGAAAAACTGGCCCTTGTGGCGGTGAAAACCACAGCCGCCGGCACGCTGAATATCGGCAAGCGCTGCAAACTTGAAGGGAACACGACCAACTACGTCATCCGGCTGGCCAGCAAGGAACAGCTGGGAACAGTGGAGACGAGAAAAACCAACTTCTGCCGCATTCGGTATACCGACGATGGTTCACAGTCCTCGTTTTCCCTGAGAGAGGCGGCACACCCGCTTAACGGCACGGTGGTGGGTAATGGATCAACATACCAGTATCCATACCGGCGCCCGGGACGGTATTTTGTCTCGCTGACTATCCCTTCCAGCGGTGGTTCCTGTTCAGTATCTAAAAACGGGATGCCAGTATTTCAGACGAACGTACCGGGCACGCATGGAATACTGGTTGATTTGAAATTTCAGGAGCAGGTCCTGTTCACGACAACAGGCGGCTCAGGGGTGACATTGACTAACCCGCAATGGCGGTTTGGACTGGAGGCATAACGATGGCTTTAAAAGGCGAGTTTCATATTCTGACGTCGAACGGCGACACCGTATTCCGGTATGCGAAAATACAGAGCTTTGGGGGTAATGCTGCGTCAATCAATCTCAGCGTATTTTTCAGCGACACGGATGATGACGAGATGGCGCCGGGGGCGATGAAGAACTACACATTCGCACCCGACTCCGGTTCTTCAGAAAGTATTACCGATCAGGGATACGCATACCTCAAAACGCTGCCGGTATTTTCAGGGGCGGAGGAGTCATGAGTAAAACCTTAGATTATTGAGTCTATATTTTTTAAATGCCAAGGCATTGGGATTAGACAATGCCTTAATATTAGATTTGGTTTAGTTTAATCGGAATTTATGTTTCACTTCAGCAGCGTAAAGGTATGGTGAATTAGGTTTCCCTGCTTTATATCTGTAACCTGCCTTTACATTAAAACAGGTCGCTATAGTGAGTCCTGTTGAAGCCAGAAATGCGCTAAGCCCATCCATTCCCATTTCCTTTGCTTCACCGTAGACCTCATGGAAAACATTAAATAAATCTTTTGAAGATATGTCAAATGATAGATTGGATAAATACCATCCGGGTTGTGTCTCCTTGATTAATTTATGCAGATCTATAATGTTTTTTTCTATTTTAATTATTGATTTTTTAATTTCAATATCTTTGTTTTCAGCTTGGATTATTTCAAGCCGAGATTCCTCTATTGTTAGCAACAACTCTTTTAAATTGTCTTTTCGTTTGTTTTTAAATTCTAAGAGATCACCAAGAGGGAAGTTTTCACTAGGCATGGGAAGCGCATTTAATAATTGTATGCACTCTCCGCAATCGTCTGTTTTTTTTATTTTTGTTAGATGATTGTTGAGTGAGTTATGAGCAATCCAAACTTCGTTATTAGCTTGGTTTAACTCTTCAAAGCAATCGCCATATGCAGTTATTAATATGTCAGCGCCTGTTCCTTTTGATTGTCTTATAGGGTAAAATTTCTCTGATAGATAACCTTCCTCCTTTAATAGGTTCATTTCTTTTGTTAATCCAAACCCAACAAGTTGTGACTGCGGGACAAATATGCCGTCAAGATATAACACAGCTAATCTGATTGCTAATGGATCATACCCACCATTGCCAATTATGGCACCATTTTCAAATTTCATTTCTCTAGTTAAAATTAATCCATGTTTCATGTTTCACCTTTATACCTAATTTAGAATATACATCTAAATGACATTTATATGTCATGGATAATAAAGATAACAGTTAATGTATATACACTAGAATGCTAATTATCAATGTTTTTTTACAATTTAATTCCATAAGTGAACCCGAGCCGGTTTAGCCGCTGCGAGGGTGCAAGGGGGAGTAGGCGGCCGCCGCCGGATTATGACCGAAGAAGTTGTGGAGAGATGTCGCAGAATGCTGGATAACGGCGCAACCCGGCAGCAGGTGGCCGATGTGATAGGGGTAGACGTGAAGATTATTTATAAATATTTCCCAGCCGGTAAAGCTTGCTCACCTGCGGAACCCTATGCAAGAGCCCGCAGGTGAGCAATTTGCTATGAAGCATTGCTATAGCTGAAAAATTTTAACCGCACTCTGTTCGCAAAACCGTCAAACAACTAAGGCCTGAAAATACTTTCAGACTTACCTTACTCGTTACATCAATGTGTTACGGCAATGGCATAAATTGATAGCCATAACCTATATTGATCTGTCGCTTTGTTAAAACTACTGTATATAAAAACAGTATTAATCTGAGCGAGTCAATTATGCAGTTTTACACACCCGTTGAGTTACGTGAGATCATGCTGATCCCGTTGTACAGTGACCTTGTGCAGTGTGGTTTTCCAAGCCCCGCACAGGATTACGTTGAGCAACGTATTGATCTGAACGAGTTGCTCGTTAACCACCCCAGTGCGACGTATTTTGTCAAAGCCGCCGGCGACAGCATGAAAGACGCAGGCATAGGGGAAGGTGATCTTCTGGTCGTGGATAGCTCAAGAACAGCAGTTCATGGTGATATCGTTATTGCTGCTGTGGATGGGGAATTCACCGTTAAGAAGCTGCAACTGCATCCGCGGGTTCAGCTTAACCCAATGAACCCTGCATATTCGCCGATAGTCGTTGGTAGCGAGGATACTCTCGATGTATTCGGGGTCGTTACTTACATCATCAAATCGGCTGGCTGAGATGTTTGCACTTTGCGATGTGAACTCATTTTACGCATCCTGCGAAACTGTTTTCCGTCCTGATCTGAAGGGGCGGCCGGTGGTCGTTCTGTCAAACAACGACGGCTGTGTGATCGCCCGTTCGCAAGAGGCAAAGCCCTTCGTCAAAATGGGCGAGCCTTACTTCAAGCAAAAGGACATGTTTCGCCGGCACGGTATTATCGCGTTTAGCAGCAACTATGAGCTTTATGCCGATATGTCCAACCGAGTGATGACAACGCTGGAGGAACTCTCTCCACGCTGCGAAATTTACAGTATTGATGAGGCATTTTGTGATCTTACTGGTGTGCGTAACTGTCGCGATCTTACCGATTTTGGCAGGGAAATTCGTGAGATGGTTCTGCGCAGGACGCACCTCACGGTCGGCGTCGGCATAGCCCAGACTAAAACCCTGGCAAAGCTGGCCAATCACGCTGCGAAACAGTGGCAGCGACAGACCGGAGGAGTAGTGGATCTGTCTAATCTTGAAAGGCAGAGGAAGTTGATGGCTTTGCTTCCGGTGGATGAGGTCTGGGGCGTCGGGCGCCGCATCAGTAAAAAACTGGAGGCCATGGGGATTAAAACGGTACTGCAGCTGGCGGATACCGATATCCGTTTTATCCGGAAGCATTTTAATGTGGTTCTGGAGCGAACCGTGCGGGAGCTGCGCGGAGAGCCATGTCTCGGTCTTGAGGAGTTCGCGCCGGTAAAGCAGGAGATTGTCTGTAGTCGCAGCTTTGGGCAGCGGATTTCCACCTACGAAGAGATGCGCCAGGCGATATGCTTATACGCATCCCGTGCCGCGGAGAAACTCCGTGGCGAACATCAGTACTGCCGCTTTATCTCTGCGTTCGTTAAAACCAGCCCCTTTGCGCTGAATGAACCGTATTACGGGAACAGCGCATCGGTAAAGCTTCTTACGCCAACCCAGGATAGCCGGGACATAATCACCGCGGCGACGAAATGCCTCGATGCAATCTGGCGAGACGGGCATCGCTACCAGAAAGCAGGAGTAATGCTGGGTGATTTCTACAGCCAGGGCGTAGCGCAGCTCAACCTCTTCGATGATAACGCGCCACGGAAGAACAGTGAAAAGCTCATGGAAGTACTCGATCATCTCAATGCGAAAGACGGAAGAGGAACTCTGTATTTTGCAGGGCAGGGGATCCAGACTGCCTGGCAGATGAAACGAGAAATGCTATCCCCGCGCTATACTACGAGGTTCTGTGACCTGCTCAAAGTTAGATGATTCGGCCATTAACGGTAATGGTTATGCTGTTACTACAGTCCGCTTAGAGCGAAGAGCGGACATTTTATTTAGATGGTCTCCCTTTAGAAGAAAGAGAGACAAAATATCTAAACTAATAATTACTTTCGTGATGGATCTAGCGTTCGTAACAGTAATCTAACGGTCTTTGTTCCACGGTGACTTGTTCATACTCAAATCTCCTGCAATGTGGGAGATTTGAGTATGGTTGTCCCTTATGAGCGAGGAGCAGAAGATATCCAATATGAAAAAAGAGATTTTTTATTGCGCAAAATTGGCGTCACTTGTTTAGAAGAGATTTTAATCATGTAAAGCGACAAGAACAGTGAATTGCCAAGTTAGTGTTATTATTTGCCTAGAGTAACCAATAAATTAGGGGGGCAACTGAGACTGCCGTAAGTACCTAAAAGGCAATCTCAGAATCAATGCTATTAATTCTTGGTAATTTATTTCCCGGTTCTTTTAAACAGCCCGGGGATTGTTTTTATAATATTTCTAGTTAACTCAGATTCAGATTTGGCTCGTTCAAGTTCAACAGTGGTTTGCCCTTTCTCAAGAATGAAGTTTCGCTCAGTTTTCGATAGAGATTCGATTGAAATTTTCAAGGCATCTTGGTTTTTGGTCAAGTGTGAAAATTCAACAGCAGCTAATTTTGATTCAATATTAGTTAATTCATTTTGGAAATATTTTATTTCTGATAGTCCGTTTTTGTATAGTTTTAGGAAGAAATAGGCAAATACCTCAATGAAAACAACTAATAATACCCTTGGTATTATAGGGAGGACGATATTTTTAATAAATTTATAATTTGAATCATCGCCCTCAGAAGCAAGTTGCTTTAACAACTCAGATGAGTCAATTATAGATACTGTTGCCCATAACAAATATAACCCCCCCCTGTAATAACCATTCCAATTAGTAGATTAACATTCGAGCGAAGTCTGAGGTCAGTTATCTCTCTTCTGAGTCTGCGGGTAATGCCTTCGGACAAGTCAATGAGTCTTTTTAGGCTTAAACTGCTTTCTATAGTTTCACGTAGGTTATTTGTCTCGTTTATAAAGATGGTCTTTATAGCTTCTTCACCTGTCTTCGCTACTGCACCAGAAATAATTAACTCTTTCTCTTCTTTACTAAGTCCTGAATTTGATTTAAGTGATTCTATTTTTTCTATTAAATTAATTACCTGCTCATTCGTTAGCTGAATTCGCGACTCTATGTCTTCAAGAGATAACGCTAGAGAAGTTGAATGATTTTCCTCTAAAGGTTCTTTTCCTCCAGATTGCAAATAAACTAAAAACAATGAAAAGATTGCTACAAAAAATAGAGTAATTGAAAGAGAGGTTTGAGATAAACTTAATCCAAACATTTCAACAAAGTAATTATAAAGCGAAGTAAAATAGTGGTTTGCAATAGATAATAATATTGAGAAAACCCCCACAGACAATAGTATTCTTTTGGTTTTTAGTAAGTTATACAATAATTTTGTCGGAGACATAAAGTATACCCTTCCTGTAAATAAGGTTAAAAAATAACTGTGTTCTTAAACATTGATATCGCGAAGTTGAGTGATGATTACCTTAAACCACGGATGCAAGCTCTTGATTATTGCAAACACATCTTTGAACATTGTATTTAGGTATCAACTTTATGGTTTTTTTATCAATATTTCAATAGCAAGTTTGAGATTACCTATTGCTTTTTAGGGTGAAACATCTGCGCAAACCTGTAACTGAAACTTATCAGCCCCAGGAGCCTCAGGGTTCAACCTTACGAAACTTCAGACCTACTCCCCTTTGAATAAAAACTATTTGAACTTCCGCTCATGGCACATTTCGGACGTCATCAAAGCTACAGGCTTTTGATAGCCTCAATCAATTCAGACCCCTGATTTTTCACATTACCTACCGCTCGCAATACCGGGTGCCAGGTGAAATGGTCGGCGGATACTGCTCCGTCGACTGCTATCTCTTCGGCTTCCTTCCCGCCTATATCCAGGCGCATCCATTCGCGTGCTGCTTCAGGCGCCAGGACCAGCGGCCGGCGGTCGTGAATATCGACGAGACCCTTATCGGCTGCAGCGGTGACAATCAAAAATCCCTCAGATTCATCCCCGCGCTCGAAAGGAACGCTGCCGATCGCAGCCATGAATATTGGCAGGCCATCAGCACGATGAATGAAATAGGGTTGCTTCTTATCTCCTTCACGCTTCCACTCAAACCAGCCGTCTGCAAAACAAATTGCTCTCCCGTGTTGCCAGAGAGGTTTAAACATCCTGCTGCTGGCTGCGGTCTCAACCCGGGCATTAATCAGCGGTGGTTTATCCCACCACCCGGGTGCGTAACCCCAGTGAACCGGATCGAGGTGCAGCTGTTCGTCTCGTTCGCTCAGAAGCAAAACTTTAGTCCCTGGCGCCACGTTGTACCGGCCGATTGGTTCTGGATCATAGGCGATGTCACGCTCAGCTTCATCAGCAAGATAAGCCAGGTATTCTTCCCTTGTCTGAGATTGAGCAAAGCGTCCGCACATGGTTACCTCCAGAAGTCAGACTGAAAGTATAGACGTTCAGTAGAGGTACGAGTCGGATATGCAAGCTTAGGGAAGAAAATCATATTGCTAGTTATACTGCTAGCGGGGATGAACCAGAACGACAAATAATCTGTTATGAAGTGTAGTTTAACATTTAGGGCAAGATGATCATTGACCAGATGTTAAGAGATCTCATAGACAGTATTTTACATGACATAAATAGATCGTTGTATTGAAGGAGAGAAAATGACAAAGATTAGTGAAAGATGGAAGCATAGTGGGATTGTTGAAGGTTATTGCAATATTTGTGGTAAATATGATGTTCTAACCAAAGATCATGTTCCACCTAAGTGTGCTATAACCTTAGGACCTATTCTTCAGAAAACAGTTAGTGAGTTCTTCAATACTAAAGAACCAGTCAAACCATTAAGAGCTAAAAATGGATCTTATTTCAGAACGATATGTGGTAACTGCAATAGTAAGGTATTGGGCGGGCTTGATACAGCAATTGAACATGTTACAGAGGCCTTTAAAGAACAGTTGGGTCAATATATGTCTGGTGAGAAAGTATATCCATTCATCAAAATATCTTTTGATAGTATATCATTCACAAAGGCAATGATTGGACACATACTATCAGCAACTTCAGTTGAAGATTGTAGAAAGGAGCCGATAGATAGTCCGTACTATACACCTTTAAAGAATTATGTTTTGGGGAAAGTGCCAAGTTTTGAAGAGACTCATGATATCTTCTATTGGTTTTATCCACACAGAATGCACATATCTGCTCAGAGTGTAGCATTTATGAATAAAGGGCATGTGGCAATTATTTGCGCGCTACATTTTTTCCCTATTGGTTTTATTATAACCTTGAAAAACAAAGGAACCTATCCTGCCCATTCAACACAATTAAAATTGTGTGATAAATTTCTCACCTTCAACATGAGCTCTATAAATTATGAGTTCACAACATTTCCATTTGTTAATCTTAAAGGAAACCAGATGTATGCTATGAGTAATGGCCACACTTGTGTTAGTTATCCAATTAAAAAGTAA